GCGGGCCAGGATCTGCATCACCCGGCTCGGCACGAGCGTCGTGGTGTCATCGACGGCCAGGTCGTGCTCCATCTCGCACGAGCACAGCCGGCGGCCGTCGGTGGCCACGAAGTTGACCACGCCGTCCTTCACGTCCACCAGCACCGCCCCGAGGGCGTAGCGGCTCGACTCCTGGTCGGCGGCAAACACGACGCCACGAACCGCCCGAGCGAACTGGTCAGCCGGCAGCCGCGTCACCGGCTTGGCGTCCTTCGGCTCCCAGATCGGGTACTCAGCCGCGTCCTCAACGGGCAGCGTCCACGTGCCGTGGCCACACCGCACCACGCACGACGTGCCCTTTGGCTCCAGCGTCACGTCCTCACCGCCGGCAGCGTTGAGGATCGCCATGAGCCGTCCGTGCGGTAGCAGCATCGCATCGCCGTGGTAGTCGATGGCGGCGTCGATCCGCACCTCGAGATCCGTGCCGGTCACGAGCCCGTCACCCAGACGCACGTTCGTCAGGATGGGCTTTGGTGCCCGGCTTGGCACAGCCGGGCTTACAGCCGCGAGCGCATTCTTCAGCTCGGCGGCGCTCAATGTGATGCCACCAGTCCGCTTGCGTTCCTTCGTTGCGACCATGTGAAGTCCTTTTCTTCTGAAGTGAAACCCCAACCAAAACGCCAAGCACGAACGTGCAGGCGAGACTGATATGGCCCAGTGATACCAGGGCAAATTGTTCGAGTGTCATAGCGCCATCCCCGGATCGTCATCGCCCAGCAGCGGAAACTTATGCGACGCCATCTCGGCTTCCACCACTTCGAGAATCTTCGACGTGGCCACCAGGCGAGCCATCAGAGAAACAATCGTGTCGTGGGCCTGCTCAAGCAGGAGTCTGGACTCATCGTCAATCTCGTCACGCCACGCCGACGCTAGGCAGACATCCGCGACGGCTTGCGGGGACGGGGCACGGCGGCTCATGACACCACCTCGATTCCGCGAGCGATGCCAGGGCGACGCCGGATGTAGCCCTTGCGTTCCAACGCTTCGAGATGGCAGATGACTCCGTTGGGCGACGCGAACGAGAACCGCCGGGCAATCTCGCGGATCGCCGGGCCGTAGTAGCCAGAGTTCTGGCGGATGAAATCGAGCACTTCCGCCTGCTTGGCAGTGAGTGCGGGCAGCGTGGTGGTCTCGCTCATAGATCCTCCTCCTTGAGTTTCATTCCGGCCGCAAGCGCGGCGACTTCCTTGGGGCTGCGGTACGGTGCAGGGCGGTACTCGTCCCGCCATGCCTTCGGGGGCGGCTTCTCATCCGGTCGCCTACCTGGCTCGCGGTGCGTCCCGCCACGGTCCTGCGAGCGAGTCAGCCAGGACACGAGGAAACGTCGCCAGTTGCTCTTATGGGCCTTGGCTGGGTTCGCCCTGAGCCAAGACGTGGCTTTGGCGAGTTCTGCCGCCAGATCGCACGCTGGGTACGCCAGACGCCATTCCTGCCGGTCGGCGTCCGTGATGCCCGCCCACCCTGCGTCAGCAGTCCACGAAACGGCATCGTGGGGCTGCGAGCGTTTCCGCCGCTTCGGCGGATCGCTCGTAGCTACCGGCGCAGCCGGTTGTATTTCTTCTCTTGTTCTGTCCTGTTCTGTTATGTCCTGTGGTAGACGCGCTTGTAGACGCACCTGCGCCTCGCACGCGTCTACACCAGCGTCTACAGGTGCGCCTCCGGTGCGCCTCCACTTGTCCTGACGCCTGTTTTTCAGGGCTCGCCGCTTGGCGGCACCGCCAAAACGCTCCTCCCATTTGGGAATCTGGGCAGTTTGGCCGTCAAAGACGATCCAGCCGACAGCGGCAACCGCCTCCCAGAACGCGGCTTCGCCACCGCAGATGCGCCCCAGGCGGGCAGGCGTCGAGCGGAACCGGCCGTCTGCCGTGTTGAGTTGCACCCAGCCCCAGAGCTTGAGCAGCCGGAAGACGATCACCTCCACCGGCTCGCCGGTCAGGTCAACGAGCTCCTGGACCTCGGGCTTGGTGTCCAGCGATACGTCTACTGGGAACCATTCACCGGCCATAAGTGACCTCCTCAGCAGACAAACAACCGCTTTCCATGTACGGCAGGGGGATCACCTGATTGCTTTCTGCGACGGTCAAGCCGCGCAGCCTTGTTTTCCCAAGAGCGACCTGGCTTTTCCTGGCGTCGATTCCAACGCCGTTGCGGCCGTTCTTCACCGCGACTGAGACCGTTGTGCCTGACCCGCTGAACGGATCGAGCACCGTGCCGCCTTCGGGGCAGAAGCTGCGGACAAAGAACTCCGCCAGCCACTCAGGAAAAGGAGCCTCGTTCTTTGTGGCATCCTTCCAGCCCATGCCACCACTGCCGACCAGGCCGCTGATGATGTTGCCTGGGTTGCACACCTCTGGGTCTATGTAGATCCCAGACTTGCGGCTCCCGTCCTTGTGCCTGTTTGTCGCTGCCCTCGGCACGTTCTGCTTCGGCGGCTGGCCCATCGCCGTGTTGTCTGCCCACGGAAGCCTGCCGTGCTTGGTAGCGCAGATGATCGGCTCCCAGTCGTTCCGCAGCCAATCAGGCCCGCCGGTACCAGGGATGCCGTTTCTCTGATAGACGACAACCTTCCGCATCTTGACGCCGCGACGGTGAAGGTCGGCGTGCAGAAGAAACGGCGTCGAACTGTAGGCGAAGTTCTCGGTGTATCCCTCCACCACCCAGGCCACGAGTCCTTTGCAGACCCGCAGGCACTCCATGTAGCAGTCGGTCGCCCATGCCACCCACTCTTCGCCAGACAGATTAAACTCAAGTTCGCCGTAGGATCTCTGCGACTCGTAAGGGGGTGAGCAGAAGACAAGATCAAAGTGGTCGTCGGGGTATGGCAGTGACCGGCAGTCGCCAACCTTGAACTCCCACGACACTTCGCCCTTCGTTCCGCTAGCTTCGGCAGCAGCGGGTGCGGACGCCATGATGCGGCGCTGCTTCTCTTCTCGAAGCTGCTTGACCGTTGCCCCCTCGGCTTCCGCCCACGCCAGCAGCTCGGCGGCCTGGCCGTGGTTGGCGACTGCCTTGTGGTGAGAGAAATCCAAAAGGTCGTTTCGTGAAGACCTTTCTGGAAATGCCGTTGCCACCCATGCCGCATCCTTCGCCGTCTGGTATGCAATCCCAAACCGCTCACACGCCTCGGCCAGCTTGCCACGCTCGACGTAGCCCTCCCGGTCGCCGGCGTTCAGCCAGTCTCCGATCAGCCACATGAGCCCCTTCTGATAGCGGGCGATCTCATGGCCGGCGGCCTCCCATAGTTCCGGCGTCCACCCGTCGCGGACAACCAGGCCGGTAGGCGTCAGTTCGTAATCAGATCCCATTTCGTCCTCCGTGAAATCCGCGCCGCCCGACCCGACCGAGCGTGCATGCCATCCATGACGCGGCGAGGTGACTACTTCTCTTCGATGTCGTACTTGTTTGGGTCGATGGCCGCGCCAAGGCGAGCGGTGACTGTCGCACTGTCGTTCAGCCACATCTCGACGCAGCGCAGCCCATGCCCGACGTAGTAGGTGAAGACCGGACCTTTACCACGGGCTGCCTTCACGTAGTCGTTCATGAGTTCAGAGAACCACTGCACGCAATCACGACGCTTGCCGTCCTTCGTTCCTTCGTCGCGGATAAACCGCTGAAAGAACTCGTTTACGCTGTCTCCGTGCTTCCTGTGAGCCATCAGGTAGACGCAGGTGGCAGGCGAGCACATCCTCTTCGTGGCACCAACAAACGAATCGAGCGACCTGATGTCCTTCTGGAAAAAACGCACCCGCTCGTAATGGCTGACCTTGATGATGTCGCCGCACAGGTAGCGGTATGCCTCCGTAAGCGCGGCAGCAAACCGAGCGCGCCTGACGAACTCACTCTTCGGCGTCAGACGGACCTCGCGCATGCCGCCGAACACTGCGTCTGCCGCCGTCTCAACGGCAGCCTTACCATCGAAGTGCGTGTAGAGTCGCTTGACCTCTGAGGTGTCAGGCACCAGATACACACGCACGTCGAGGTCAGTCTTCGGCGCGAGATCCGGGCTGGCCTGCCACTTGTAGGCTCTCGTGTGGGCGTCGAGCTTGTATCGCTTCCCGTCTGGCAGTTCCGCGATGCTGACCATCGTGTGCGTCGGCTCGAGCACATCGAGATGCTTGGCCTTCGAGGCCCGAGCCACGGTGTCTCGCTGGCGAGGGTTGTCGGGCACGTTGGCCCACTCAGCAGCCGTCATCGTCGTCATGTAGGTTTCATAGTTCGTCGTGTTATTTGCGGTCATCTCTCGTCTCCTTGCTTTGGAGTCCTTTCACTAGCCTCGGCCGCACGTCAACGAGACGCCGCCGTTGATTGCATCTCATCCATCCGCCTCAGTTCCGACGCAGGCACGAAGTACGCAGCCGGCCTGCCGCCGTAGTTCTTCAAAAACTCGGGACGCTTTGCGGCGGCACCAGTGATCCAGCCATGCACGCGGTAATGCGGGCACCGCCCGGTCACCAGCACCCAACTGGCGTGGTCGTCATCGCTGGGCCGCACGATCAGGTCGTAGTCGTGGCGGCTCCGCGTGCGTACCTGCAGCCCAGGCAAGTCGTTGGCCTTCCATGTGTTCACGCTGCCGTCCCAGAAGATCCCGAGCAGTTTTGCCACGGCTATCTCGCCGCACGCGCCTTCGATGTGCTCGCTCCATCCCTCGCCGTCGTAGCCATGGCAATCTTGCTTGCCAGCCTTGACGGCCGAGAGTTGCCGCAGCGATCCGATGCAATTGCCCATCGCGGCCTCGTGCCAACTGAGCGTGACTTCCGTGCCCACTACATCCTCCTTGTGTATTTGCCGGGTTACGCCCGGCGCGGTCGCATCACGCTGGGAGGTAGCGCTGCGACTGCGGTGGTTACTCGCCACTCACCGCGTGGCGACCAATGCGGCCAGGTGAGCCGCTGTGGCAATGGCGTGCCGGCTGTGTCAGTCGCTCGACTCTGTCTTGGCTTGGTAACTCCTCCACCCCGGCGTTGCCGCCGGTGGCTCGTGCTTCAGCTTCAGTTCGTGGTATGCCTTGAGGCTCGTCTCCGCAGCCTTGCGGCAACGTTGCGCCTCATCACGCATTCCGCTGGCAACGGTCGCCATGTCGGCTTTGCCGTGCTCGCGGAGGAAAGCCACAACGTCATCGAAGGTGGGCCAGCCGTTCACGACGTGGCCTCCGTGGCGGCAGCCTCGTGGGCGAACTCCTGGCCGTTGTCCTCGGGCTCGCTTTCCAACCACTCGCACTTGCCGTCGATCAGGTGCACGAGCTCGTTGCGTTGGGCCTCGGTGAACGTGCCTTCGCGGTGCCGCTGGTTGACGCGATCCCGCAGAGCGGCAAGCAGCTCGAGGCTGTTCGTCCTCTGCACGGCGAGCCGGGCATTAGCGACGGGATCATTCGTGGCCGAGAGGGCCGGCGGCTGTGCCGTCTGCTGCGCGTGGCTATCAACGGCTGTTGCAGGGGCGTGGCCGCGCTCCACAGCCGCCGGGCGACTCTCGGTTGTCGTGAACTTCGGACGCACCACCACGGGCTCGCGGGCCGGCTCGTGCTGGTAGTCCTGGGCCTCTTCGGCCGTGATGAGCCCACGCAAGGCGTCGGCGAACGCGTTACGCAGGGCGAAGCCACGTGCCCGCAGCGTCAACATGCGGCTGCTGTACTGGCTCCACGGGCCAGACTTGCCCCACAGGCCCGCCTTTTTCGCGTCGGCCACCGAGAACCGCACGACGGTCGGGGCCGGGTAGCCTCGCCGCTTGGCCTCGCAGACCGCCACCAGGCCGTCGCCTTCGCCTTCCGTGTACTCGCGGACGTACTCGCAGACCGGGCTGCTCTGCACCAGGGCCAGTGCGGCGTCACCCCAGATCGTCGGGCGACCGTTGATGACGGCAATCGACTGCAGCGACTGCATCGGGGACAGGCCAACCTCGCTGCCGTGCTGGATGGCCAGCATGCAACTCTCGGGCTTGCCCCTGAAATCCTTGGGGGCGAACTCCGACGCCGACACCATCTTGCTGAAGCGGAAGGCGTCATCGAACGATTGAAGGGCCAAGCCGCTGGCCCGCTGGGTGCTGATTTCCGTGCTCATCTGTCGCGTCCTTTCGTAAGAAAACTTGCGTCACTTTTCTTTGAAAATCCCGCTCGGCGTCCTGCGTTGCGGGTGGTTCTTGCGTCCTTGCTGCTGGCGTCTCCGACGCCCTCCTTTCCACCGGTTGACTCCTTCTCTCGGTGGTCCTGTGTACGGGTGTCCTCTGTTGAGGGGGCGAAGATAAACGTTCAGAACGGCGTGATCTGATCGACCGTCACGGCGTAGTGCAGGTTCCCGTAATCGGGAACGTGACGCCGGACGTGGTAGGTGTCATCCGTCAGCACCTCGACCACGACGCCGTTCAGCGTGCGGCCCTTCTCGATCCAGCGGATCCTGTCGCCGACCGTGTAGGTGGTGACCAACTGCCCGTCGATGAGCCGCGTCGTGCCGCCCGAAACGGTGTGCTCGGGCATGGCGGCGACGGCGGCGAGATACTCAGCGTTGTGGGGATCACTCATGTCGATTTCCTTTCGTGTGAGTGGCGAACTGTACCGATGTTCACTACGGCGTCAAGCGTTCGGACCAACAAAATGAGGGGACTGGAAATTGCGTACACCATGTTGCGATTGCGGAACCATACGGGCGGGCTGGAGTGTTGCGGAATCGGAACCATTTGTCAACGGAAAACGCCGATGGCAGCGTCGGCCAGATCGAGCGTGGCCCGACCGAACGCCCGCAGGCGGCCCGGCTCGGGCTGCGGAGCCGGCTGGAAAGCAGGCACCGCGTAGGGCTGGGGCGTGGCCAGCCTGGCCGAGAGCTCGATCACCGCGATCCTGTGGCGAGTCTCGACTAGCAGCGAGCAGCCGGCGGCCAGCACGGCGATGACCAGCAGGGCTCTGAGTGTGTCGTGGATCATGAGTCCTCCGTGACGTTGTGCGATTGCCACCCGTTTTGCTGCTGTCGGCTGGCCGGGTGGCCCCACCTTTGTCGTCTGTTAGGCGGCCAGAATGCGGCGAACGCCAACCGCCAGGGCGACATCGTCAACGGCACAAAGCACTTCGTGGCGAATCCCGCAGCCGTCAGCGTTCCGAACGCGAGCAATCACATTCCAAGCGCCGGCTTCGCACTTGATGCCGATGCGGCCAACAATCTGGCGTCCAGCGAAGGCGATGCGGATCACTTCAACGATTTGCGTGGCGTTCATCGTTCAGTCTCCCGGTTTGCGTCTTGCGAGTCTCATTCGCTCGCATGGCCCAATGATACCGATATCGGAACCATTGGCAAGGGGGCTTGAAAAGATTTTCTCTGGGGGCGTTTTCGCCGGGGAAACGCGGGTCAGCCGGCCTTAAATCCGCCGGCCCGCTTCCGCTGCCGGCCCTCGCCCTTGGCGGCCTGGGACGCGAGCCGCTTTACGTCGGCCTCGTCGAAGACGTAGCTGCCGGCCACCTCTTCGGTCTCAAGCCGGCCCAGGCGGGCCAGCCGGCGGATGTAGGACATCGAGCACCCGTACGCCTCGG